AAATCGGGTATCGCGCCCACTGGGCCGCGCATCCGCTGGCGCATCGACCAGGGGGTTTTCCTGCTTGATCCCTATCCCACGGCCATCGATACCCTGGCTTTCGAATATATCGGCACCGGCTTTTGCCAGAGCGCGGCAGGGGTGGCGCAATCTTCGTGGCAGGCCGATACCGATGTCGGCCTGCTATCCGAGGATCTGATGACCCTGGGTCTGAAGTGGCGATTCCTGCGCGCCAAGGGACTTTCCTATGCCGAAGAGCGCGAGACCTACGACCGCGCGGTCGAGCGCGCGGCGGCGCGCGACGGCGGGGCGCGCACGCTGGCGCTGAACCGCACCGCGATCTCGCCGCTGCTGAACAACGCGAACATTCCGGACACCGGATACGGGGTGCCCAGTGCCTAGGCCGCGCCTCGATCGCGGCCAAAAGTCGCAGGTGACTTCGGTGCCGGCGCCCACCGGCGGCTGGAACGCGCGCGACGTGCTCGCCGAAATGCCGCCCACCGACGCGGTGGCCCTGCAAAACTGGTTTCCCGGCACCACCAGCGTCAACGCGCGCTTCGGCTACACCCAGTACGAGACCGGACTGGCCGGCCAGGTGGAAACGCTCGGCGCCTATTCCGGCGGCACGGTCAGCAAACTGTTCGGCTGGGCCGGCGGCAACGTCTACGACGTCAGCGCCGGCGGCGCCGCGGGCGCGCCGGTGCATACGGGCAATACCAACAACCGCTGGCAATACGTAAACCTGGCCACGCCCGGCGGCGATTTTCTGTACGCGGTCAATGGCGCCGATGCGCCCTTGCTGTACGACGGCGCCAACTGGTATTCGGTGACCTCCAGCTCCAGCCCCTACGCCATCACCGGAGTCGCCACCGATACGCTGGGCAACGTCAACCTGGCGCACAACCGCGTCTGGTTCACCCAAATCGGGACCTTGCGGGCCTGGTATCTGCCGACCGAATCGATCGCCGGCGCGGTGAACTTTCTCGACCTGTCGTCATTCGCGACCCGCGGCGGCACCCTGGTGGCGATCGGCACCTGGACCATAGACGCGGGCTACGGGGTCAACGACCTGACGGCCTTTGTGACCTCCAAGGGCGAGGTGCTGGTATACCAGGGCAGCGACCCGTCCAGCGCCGCCACCTGGAGCCTGGTGGGCGTATGGCAGATCGGTGCACCGGTGGGCGCGCGCTGCTTTCTCAAGTGGGGCGGCGATTTGCTGCTGATCACCCAGGACGGCATCTATCCGATGTCGGGGGCGCTGCAAAGTTCGCGCCTGGACCCCAAGGTGGCGGTATCGAACAAGATCATGAACGCGGTGTCGGCCGCGATCACCTCCTACGGCAATAACTTCGGCTGGCAGCTGTGCTACTACGCGATCCAGAACATGCTGATCCTGAACGTGCCGGTGCAGGAAGGCAACTTCCAGCAGCAGTATGTGATGAATACCATCAACAAAAGCTGGTGCAATTTCTCCGGCTGGAACGCCAATTGTTTCGAGATTTTCAATAACCAGCTTTATTTTGGCGGCAACGGCTACGTCGGGCAGGCGTGGAGCGGGCTTTCCGACAACGGCAACAACATCAACCTCGACGGCTTCCAGGCCTTCAACGCGCTGGGCTCGCCCGGGCAGCAAAAGCAGGTCAAGATGCTGCGCCCGGTGGTGCTCTCCAACGGCGCGCCGGCGCTCAATTGCAACGTCAACGTCGACTTCGATACCAACGATACGACGGCGCCGCTGTCGTTTTCGCCGGTCTCCTACGCGGCCTGGGACGCGGCGCTGTGGGACCAGGGCTTGTGGGCCGGCGGCTTGACCGTGACCAAGAACTGGCAGGGCGCCACCGGCCTGGGCAATTACCTGGCGCCGCGCCTGAAGGCGGCCAGCCAGGGCATCCAGATCGAGTGGGCCAGCACCGACATCGTTTACGAGCCCGGAGCGGTGCTGTGATCGTGGCCGGACCCGGCGTGGTGGAGTGGGTCGCCAAACGCACCAACGAATACGGCAACTTCGGGGCGGCGGTCGGCATCGGGATTGAACGCAACGGCGAACTGGCCGGAGGCGTGGCGCTCAACGAATACAACGGCGTGAACATCAACATGCACGTCGCCGCCGCGCATCCGCGATGGCTGACCCGCGAATTCCTGTTCGTGATCTTCGACTACTGCTTTCGCCAGGCTGGCGTGCGGCGCATCACCGGGCTGGTCGGCGAAGGGAATACTCGCGCGCGCCGATTTGACGAGAAGGTGGGATTCAAACTGGAAACCAGGCTCAAGGACGCGGACCCTAGTGGCGACCTGCTGGTGTACGTGATGCGCAAGGAAGGTTGCCGCTGGCTCAAATGGAGAAAGGAGAATCATGCAGCATGAACTGATCTACTGGGCGCCGCGCCGCAAACCCGGCGGCGGCTGGCTGTGCTTCAAGTCCTCGCCGTCGCCGCCGCCGGCGCCCGACTATGTCGGCGCCGCCAACGCCACCGCGGCGGGCAATTTGCAGCTGGCCGAGCAGGCGCAGCAGGCCAACATGGTCAACCAGTACACGCCCTACGGGGACCTGACCTATTCCCAGGCCGGCAACTGGGCCGACGGCAATCCGCAGTACCAGTCGAATGTCTCACTGTCGCCGGTGGGCCAGGAGCTTCTGGACGACCAGAACAATGCCTCGCTGGGATTGGGCACCAGCATCGACAACGCCCTGGGCCAGGTGCAGCAAAACTTTTCCCAGCCGATGGATTTGTCCAGCGTCGGCGACGTGGCCAACCAGTCCTACAAAAACTATACCTCCCTGCTGGACCCGCAATGGAATGCCGCCACCGACCAGGAGCAAACCAAGCTCGCCAATCAGGGCCTGGTGCCGGGCGAAGAGGCCTATACCAACGATATGAATACCTTCGACCTGGGCAAGAACCAGGCCTACACCCAGGCGGAGAATGCGGCGATCGGCTCCATGCCGCAGACCTATTACCTTGCATCCTCGATCTACAACCAGCCCCTCAATGAACTCAACGCGCTGCGCACCGGCGCCCAGGTATCCAACCCGACTTTCAATAACAACACGCCGCAGCAGCAGACGGTGGCCGGCCCCAATACTTTGGCCGCGGTAACTTCCGCCGGCCAGTACAACCAGGGGCTGTACAACGCACAGGTGGGGCAGACGAATGCGGAAAACCAGGGTCTTTACAGTTTGGCGGCATCTGGGGCCGGTGCTCTCGGTAGCTATCTTGGGGGCGCCGGAGTACTGGCGATGTTCTGATGTTGATCGAGAAATGTGAACTGGTCGCCGGCCTTTCGTTTTTCTACCGGACCATGCTCGCCAGCGCGCCGCTGCTCGAGCTGGCGGCGGCGCAGGCGCAGGGCGGTTTGCGCGACTACTACCTGCGCCATCTCGAGGAGGAGCGCGGCCACGACGAAATGCTGCGCGACGATTTGCATCGGCTCGGCGTGGGCGAAATCGACCGCTACCACGGCGCCGCGCAGCTCGCCGGCAGCCAGTATTACCTGATCGCGCACGATCATCCCGCCCTTCTGCTGGGCTACATGGCCGTACTGGAGGGCAACGCCGCGCCGCTAGAACTGGTCGACCAACTCGAAACGCGCCATGGCGTCGAGCTCAACGCGCTGCGCCATCACGCCGCCCACGACCCCGGGCATCTAAGAGAAATCGGGCGGCAGATCGCGCTGCTCGAAACCGAACTGCGGGCGCGCACCTGGTGGAACGCCAGGTGCACGGCCGATTTTTTGCGCAACATGAATCTGCCGAAAGGGATTTGACAATGGCCATCGGAACCAGCAGCCCGGCAATCACCGGCGCGCCCATCAGCTATGGCGCGGATGATCCGGGCGTCGACGCAACGATCAAGCGCAATCGCCAGCTCGCGCAAATGCTGCAGCAGCAGGCGATGCAGCCGATCGAGCAGCAGAGCGCGGGCGGTTGGGTGATACCGACTTCCCGGGCGCAAGGGCTTGCCAAGGTGCTGCAGGCGTTCGCCGGCAGGTACACCCAAGGCGTGGCCGACGCCCGGCAAAGAGCCCGCGATCTCAAGAATCCGAATGCGCAGGCGGCGCCAGGACCGGGCGGCGGTCCAGCCTCCCCCGGTGTGGCGCAGCCACCTGCGCCCTTGCCCGCACTTCAAACTCCCGCAGGCCCGGCGGGGACCGATGCGACCGCTCCGGCGACGGGCGCCCCGCCCGCGCCGGGCGCGGAACCCGGCGCATCCGACCTGCTACCCGGAACGACGCCTACGCCGGACGGCACCCAACTGGCATTTGGCTCGCCGCCGGTGCCGCCACAGAATATTGATTTCCCGACGCCCGCGGCAATCGATCAGGAGCTCGTTTCCAGGGGGATCGCATGATGGACACGTCAAATTTGTCGCCGGATGATCAACTGGCGCTGCAAAATCGCGACCTCTCCAAAATGTCCACCGCCGGGCTGCTGGTGCTCAAGGGCGCAATGCCGTCCGCCAATGGCGCGGCGTTGCCGGACGTTTCTCGTGTCCCGGGGCGCTCGATGGTCATTGGCGATAGTGTGCGGGCCCCTGACGTTGCGGACCCGGACGCCGGCGCGCAGCGACGCATCCAACTGGCGGCCATGCTAAGGCGTTACGCTACGCCAGAGACGACTCCCGGCCCGGGGAGTGAATACGGCAAGCTACTTGGAGCAGCCATCGCCTCGCGGATCGGGATGCAAAGCCAGACACCGCCGCAACTACGGCCACTGGAGTACCAGGATGCCGGAGTTGCGGCGCCCGGCGCAACCGGGGCACCCACCGATAGGTCGTTGTTCGACCGATGGCGCACTGCGCCGCAACCGCAAGGCCCGGGAGGTGAAACATTGCCAGACCGGTCGACCGGCGTCGATGGGGCCGCGCATGACGGCCCAGCCGCGGGCGCGAACGGCGTGGTCGCTGCGCCACAACCGCCGGGCTCATCGGGGCGGCCGAGTGGGCCGGCGGCAGGCAGCGCAACCGCGCCTTTGCGAAATTCGTATGACCTGTCCAACCCCAAGAACTTCGGCGGCTATCTCAGCGCGGTCAGCCGGGCCGCCGCCAACGGCGGGGTTCTGGATCCAAGGGATGTCGGAACATCAAAGGCACTGTTGTTCAATTACTTTGGATATCCGTTGGGCGAGCAACGTGGCACGGCGGAAGAGCTGCGAGGAAATGGAGACGGTCAAACCTCACCCGCGTTTGTTCGCGCGCTCGATGCATTTGCCAAAGCACCGGCCAGCGAACAAGCGGCGCGATACGATCTTTACAAGGGCATTCAATTGCCGCGAGACGCAAACGGAAACGCATTGAAAGAGGCGAACGGCGAGCTCACCCGCGCCCGCTATGCGGATCTAACCCGCGACGGCCGGACCGTCAGGGTAAACTGGAACCGTACATTCTCCAACGCTGCCAGGGATGTCGGCATAAGTGCCGACGAGGCGCTGCGCAAGACCGATTTCGACGTATATAAGGCAGCCGTCGATGCCGCGTTCGACACCGATGGCGTGCAAAGTTTTGATATCAGCAGCGCATGGAGGCCGCATCCGGCCGACTTTGAGGCGATTGCCGGGCATCCACCCGCGCGGGACCTGCGCAATGAGAAATCCCGGCACATCAGCAGCCGTGCACTGGATATTGGCGCCATAAATGGCGTTCCCGTCGACAATGGCGGTTACGTCAGCCATTCGCCGCGCTTGCCGGAACCCGATATCGTCGGGCAGTTTACGGACAATCTGCGCCAAAAAAATGGCATACGGCAGATATTCCAACCGTGGAAAATGTTGTACAGTACTGCCAGGACCGACGCCGATTTCGTTCCCAACAGCGACGTGCTGCATGGGCGAAACGGGAAAATAACAACCGAACCCGACGCTAACGCGATCTTGCACAGGAATCATCTGCATCTCGGGTTTTAAGGACGAACCATGCAAATTGCCTGGCCGCGCCATGCCTTTGTTGCCATTGCTTCGCTTACGCTGCTTGCAAGGCCGGCTGTTGCCGGTGAGGATGATATTTCGCCGCAGGCCGCGGCGTATCTCAAGGTTCCTCTTGCGACTGTTCGGGTTGCCGTCGACAAGGCGACGGTCTATTCCGCCCCTGACGAGAATAGCGAGCCCCTACGGGCGTATATTTGGGTGGCGCCCATCCGGGTCGACCATCGGAAATTGCGGGATGCGCCGCACGGCTGGATTCCGATCGAGATATTCGGCAAGATCGAGGGACGAAAGGACCAACCTAAGGGTGGCTGGATTCGCCGGCGTGATGTTGTTATTCTGGCGGACTTCAAGCTTGTCACTGGTTGCTGGCCGATCAAATCGGTGGTGCATGTAGCCGGTGATTACGCCGTCGAAGTCGCGTTTAAGGTCGACGGCAGTGCCACTGCCAAAGAATGGTCTGACGAGCCGAAGATGAATGTGGCGCCTCCTGAGAAGGCACAGATCTACATGGCCCGCAACATCGCCCTGGTCGAAGGCAAGCGAAAAGGCGGCCATTACTACTTTACCGCAGGCTTGCGTCCGGACGAGAGGCGACTCTATCCCGAGGGCGCGCTGGCCGAGGAGCA